ATAAAGCTTTATTATGTTCCACTCTTTCTGCAACCCTCGCAAAACCTAGCAATCCCTTGCTATATCTAGTGTTCGAAAAGCATACCGTTCTGATAGTTACCGATAAACACCGATGTTTGATGGTGGCTGTCGCCATCTTGTCGCCATTTGTGGCGGCTAGATATTGAGGTTAACGAGAGGGTTGAAGCGCACCGCATCACTCAAATGGCTTGGTGAGAAATGGGCGTAAATCATAGTGTGGTCAATCATCTTATGGCCGAGGATTTCCTTTAGAACAAGGATGTTGCCGCCATTCGACATAAAGTGACTTGCAAAGGTATGGCGTAGAACGTGAGTTGCTTGCCCTTCCGGTAAGTGTGGCAATGCTACCCTAAGCCATTTGTACACAACTCTGTAACTGCAAGTAAAAAGGCGATCATTGGTAGGCTTATAAATCTGGTTATACAAGTCTTCCGAAATGGGTACCGTTCGGTTGCGTTTACCTTTGGTGTTGCTGTACGTGATTCGGTACTTCGTTAAGTTGGAGCCTTTTAGAAATATCGCTTCCCTAACACGCGCACCTGTTGATAAACAAATCTTGTATATCTTAATTATCTCGTCACCAACTGGGCTCTGCCTTGCTACTGCAAATAAATGCTGAATTTCCTGATCGGATAAAAACGCCAGTTCAGTTTGTGGCTTTTTGATGGCATCAATACCATTCACCGGATTAGGTAGCTTCCACTCACCAAGCTTTATCAACTTGTTGAACACAGATTTCAGCAAGCCGAAGTCCGTATTACTCGAGGCGATCGACAATTCCTTGTGTTGTTTGCCTCTCCCCTTGTTCGAGCGGTTAGCTCTGTACAACGCCAGTTGTTGTGAATTCAAATGAGCAGCGATTGGATTATCGAGATCGGCAACCATCATTTCTAAACGCAAGCGAGAATGGTCACCGGATTTTAGATTCTTGCCATGTAACTTAAACCAAAGCGCAACCAAATCAGACAGGCGACGGTGATCGGGCTTTGCTCCAAGCCAAGGTTTATCGTCCACCTCTTTCATGAGGTGGAGTTCAAAGGCATTAGCTTCGCCTTTGGTGGCGAAGCGTTTACGGGTGCGCTTACCGTTTCGACCTTGCGGGTAACACTCGCATAGCCAAGGTTTTTTGCTTCCGTCTTTAAGATTGCGAACAGTCAAAAGTATTACCTATCAAACAAATGCTTCGCCAGTTTCGACGCAGCACAATCCAGTAATGCGATCCGCTCTGAATGTACGAAGAGCATCTCGCATCAAACAATGAGCCTTGATGTAAGTATCGCCGTTAGCGTTTGAATCTACCTTTGTCAGAATGATGTTACGGTCAGACACTTGGCCACTGGCATCGCGATAGCTCATAAAGTACTCATTGCCCAAAGTGAGGTCGTTTACAAATGAGAATCCAGAACCCTTTGCGATATTGATACGCTTTGCCGTTGGGGGGACGGTGACTTTTGGTTTTTTAAGTTCTTGCTCTTGTCGTTCGAAGTCGTCGCAGAAATCGGTGAGCATACTGAACAAGTGCAGTGCTTCATCGTGGTCGAGTACTTTGTCTGATAGGTACTCTTTGACAACAACAGCAAGTCTTTGCGTTCGAGGGTCTTCTTTAGATTCTGGGTATCGGTTGAACCAAGCTAATAGCTTTTTCGATTCAGCTAAGTCGACCACTTCATCTTCAAGAATCTGGTTGGCAAGTTTGTATAGCGCTTTCATTCTTCGCGGTGTTAGTTGCTCTAAAGATTCATCATAGAGTGGAGCTGCAGCCTTGCTTTTATGAGTTGGTTCAAATGAAGGAGTAGGCTCTGTTTTAGCCGTGACCTTTTCGTAATCAATCCCCAACCGCTTGCAGAAGTCTTTTTGTTGCTCCTCGTTGTAGCCTTTCTGTGTAACATATTCGCGGAACTTCACTGGGTCGTTCATCGTTTTCTTTGCTTTACGAACCCAGTAGAAAGCCAGAGCAATCAAACCAATTAAACCCCAACCAACGAAACCCATTGTTTATCTCCTAGTTAATGAAATCAGTCTTTTTTTGAAGTAACAGCAACTCTACCCATGACAGTAATGTCATGTTCAGAAACTTCCATAGTGGTTTCACCAAAAGCTATGGCTAGTTTCTTACCTGGTAAGCGCTGGATATGGTTTATAGAAAGGTTGCCGTCAATATCTATCAAGTATTTACCTGAGACGGCATTTAAGGATTCTTTATCAACCAAATATATTGCTTCGTTGGTTTCAACTTCTATAAGAGAGTGAGAGTTCAAGCTGTAGCTATTAATGCGGCGAACTGGATACGGAATTTCACCAGTTTCGAGTAATTGTCCGTTAGTTAGGCAAAAGCTTTTTAATATAACTACCTGATGTTGAGGATTTACTTTGCTCTTTTCTCTATCGAAGCGTGACAAGGTGGCTATAAGCGGATTGCTGATAGAGCTTTGTCCATGAGCTGCTTTGTTCAGTTCATCATCAGACAATGCCAATCGCTCAATAGGAATCCCTTTTGCTAGGTGAAGCCTAACGATTAGCTCATGTGACGTCCTGTCATGAGTATTCCAAGCGCTAAATGTAGCTTTGGGAACATCAAACAATTCGGACATTTCCAAAAGAGTTTTACACCCTGTTACTTCCTTTAGGGTTTCTGTAAATGCCTCGCCCTTCAAATAATCGAATGGTGGAATCTTTTCCATTTTCATAGTTCACGCACGCTTTTGTGGATTTGATCTACTTTTATTTGTTGACGAAACGCAAAAGTGGATCAAGAATGTATTTGTGTTTCGGGAGTCATGCCGACCAAAGCAAATGACAACCGATGAATATAGACATAAACGCAAGGATATCACCATGGGTAATTACAAGATACCGACAATCACACCTATCGCTATGCTTAGTTTCAAAATGCCACCTATCACTCCTTACGTAACTCTGGAAGAGTACTCACGTATTACTGGTTTGCCGATTGGCACTATCCGTCAGTACATCAGTGAAGGTCGCGTCATCATCAAGCCTAAAGATAAACCTCGCGATAAACCGCTGATTAATATGGTTGCAATGCATGAAATTGCCGCTCGTGAAGCGATGGAAGCTCTAGAGCCAAAATCAGGCAAAGCAATCGGTAAGGCGGCTTAGACCATGCGCTTTTCTTCTCTAATCCCAACCAAATCATACTGCCCGTTGTGGCTAAATGTGTTTGCTTGGGTCGTCATTTTCGTACCGCCTTTCATGTAAGAGTGTGGATCATGGACAAACAAATCGCCATGTGCGGATTACGCGAACGCAAACAGCAATCTTTCAATGCTGCATGTAGTGACTTCGCCGTCAATCACAATATGGAAAAGCTAGCACCACGTATCGGGCTGACTGGAAGAATGCTGCGTAACAAGCTGAACCCAGAACAGCCTCACAAGTTAGACCCAGTTGATTTGGCATTGCTGAGTAAAGAATCCGGCGATTACACCATTGTGAACACACTCTTTGCTGATCTCGGTGTGGTGACAGTCCAACTGCCACAAGAAGGTGAAGAGAAAAACCTATTAGAGCGCACTCTGCTCAATAGCCAGTATTCAGGTGAGCTGTCTAGCGATGCAATGCACATGTGCAGTGCAGACCGTTTACCTCGCAGTCAAAAACGCAAAACCATCGCCAAGGTACAAGCTGCCATCGGTAACTTGGTTTTGTTCGTCAATGATTTAGAAAACCGCACCACAGGCTTTCAGCCTCTCATGCAAATGGGCACAGATTTCCTAGCCAATGGTGCACCTATTCCAGGTTTAACCTAAGGAGTCCACGTGAGTCAGTTAGCTATTAAACAAGAGCGCCAGTTGCAGACACCAAATGCCGCAGAAAGCATTGCAGCTTGTAAGGCTCTTTTCACTGGCGAGGCCACTCGCTGCAAGTTGAGAAAGGTGTTTGACGCACTACCAGATAAAAGCCGTGGCCTAGTGCTTATTGCAGGTGGTTTACCTGCGAAAGATTACCAACGCGCTTTTGAGTCGTTTAACGACTTGGAGCTGCAAAAGATTCGAAGCGGAATGCAGTATCTAAAAGATTTGATTGTCAGCTTCGACAATGACTTGGGTGATGTTCGTCGCCTCAAGCATTACCAATTCAGTAGTACCCATTAGACAGCAAGCCAGCCTTTGCCCCTGTAACAGGGGGCTTTTTTTCGTCTTAGCGTAGGAGCATAGAAGATGAATACCGAACTTAAACAAGCACAAGAACTACATACCGAAGCTGTTGAAATGCTTCGCCAATCTCGCCAAATGCACGACCTAACAATGAGCAACCAACGTAGCCTAGTGTATGCACTAAGTTGTTTGCTTCCAAAGCACATGGTCACCGTTAAAGTGGATTTCTCTGACCAACCGGAAAATACAGCACAGCAAATTGCCGACAACGCACGTTGCGTATTGGAAGCAATCGAAAAGCGTGAAGTTTATGACATCGTTCATGCCATTAATGTTTTGGCAATGGCGAATACAGACATATTAAATATCAATACCCAATTTCGTGGTCACAGCAATCTATTTATTGTTCGTGTTCGCCCACTGTCTGCAGTATCACCAGATGGAGATGAATACTCACTTTCACCAGTTGTCTACCGTGAAGAAGTCAGCCTTGTTGATGGGTTCTATATTGGTTGCCCAACAGGTGATTGCCCAATTCAGCGTCTTTTAAGAATCGAAAGTGAAATCACCGAACTAATCATTGAAGCCCGTGAACAAGCCGAAGTTAAAGCGGAGGTGGAAGCATGAGCACTCTAAAAATCCACGAATTAAAAATCCAGTCAGAGCATTTTATTGATGTATTAGCAGGTCGAAAAATGCATGAAGTCCGAATCAATGATCGTGACTATAAAGCAGGCGACTGCTTGAACCTGCGTGAAATTGACTTGGATGGTAAATACACCGGACAGGAAATGAATGCCGAGGTTAGCCATGTTTTACATGGTGGACAATTTGGCATCGAAGACGGTTGGTGTGTCCTTTCCATCAAGAGCCGTGTATCACATGCTGCAATCGACCTTATCTGTTACCTACGTGATCGATTAGAAGAAACTTGTGACTGTATTGATGCAAGCCACAACATCATTAAAAAAGCAGGGCATACAACTCAAGATGCGGAAAGAACGTCGAACGATGCGCGTGAGTTTGTGCTACTGGCGAACCAGTTTCTTGCAAAAGTTGTGGGGGATTCGCAATGAGTATCCTAACTATCTACCGCAAAGACTTAGAGTTTGGTCTTCGTCACGAAGGTTTTACTTCTCGCAAAATCGAGCAATTTGTCCGTGTTTTCAATTCAGTTGAATCAAGCCAAGGCGTGATGTTAGAGCTTGATTCTACTCGAGCAATGTTGGTGAACGTAAACGGCACAGAACAAGGTTTGTGTCTTGAAGACTTCATCACTGCATGGTGGGTTTACTGGGTTGTTGTATTCAACCAATCAACTGACGGTCCAACACATCACCAAGCGCTTGGAGCCATCCGCGCACTTTTCTTTATCTCTGCAAGTACTAAAAGCACTAGCCAAAACGCAACTATGCAAATGTGGTGGCGTGACTGTGAACCACTGCATGGCTACCCAACGGTTGAGGCGATCTAAATGGAATACGCAGCAATCATGCTTTGTCCTGATGGCGGCATTGTCCGCCATGAGGAAACACAAGAAGTCGCCAACGTATTTGTTGGTGATTTTGACTCACTAGACCAAGCCATCGAACAAGCGTGTTCTTCTCTCAACTGCACTCACTTAGTGAAAGGGGTTTTGAGTAAGGGCAAAGGAAAAGGTGGTTTCATGCTTGTTACAACACAGGAGCTAGAAGCGGTATGAGAAAAGATTACATCTACGAACTAGACGGTCACAAAGGTCAGTCAGCGATCGCAAAAGCGTTCGGTATTCCTCTAGGTACTTTGAAGTCACGCCTTCGTAACGGCAAAACGATTCGCGAAGCGGTTCATTTTGTTGATGGCAGAGAGAACAACAGTGGTACACCAATGCATGAATGGAAAGGCATTAAAGGAATCGAGAACATCGCTAATGCGATCGGCACCACTCACACCACCATTTACAAGCACTTAAGAGAAGGTTGCTCACTGGATGAAGCCGTAACCAACATTAAAAAGAGCAAGGCGAGAGCGGAGCAGGTTCGCAAGCTTCGCGCTAAATCTAAAGCGAAGCCAATCGAAATGGTTGGTATTAAGAAGCCTATTTATACCAATCCGCTTTGGCAAATGGCGTTGAGTGTTGGTGCGTAAGAGTTTAAGCGTGAATCACCTAATCGAACCAACAGAAATCGAACTACTGGACTTAGACAAGTTCGGGTTTGACCATGATTACAAACGTGCAGCTTCTCTGGCTTGTCAAAGTTGGGGAAGCATGCACGTTTTTCCGCAACCGCCAAAAACGATTGCGGATGCTTGCTTTGGGGCAAGACGTTTTGATGAGTCTCTAGAACCTGATGACATGAGCGTGATCGAACGTAACCTGTTCGAGGCTAACCCACGTGATTTTGAATGGTGCAAAAAGCAGTTTGAAAACTTGCCAGATTACTTGGTTAAGTACTTTGCTAAACGCTACATCAAAACTTGCAACGCTAAGTTAAGTGACAGCGACAAGAAAAAAGGCATTCGCAACCCACAGCAGAAAGCGAATACCTTCTTGCGTGAAAGAATGCGTCCGGCAGCGGAACGTGTTCGCATGGTCATGACTCGCTACAAGAAATTACCAACCACTCAAAAGGTGGCTTTGCTCAGTGAAGAACTTGAAACCACTGACCAAAGCGACTTTGTTTCTGCACATCCAGCGATCGCAAAACCTCAACTTCGTTTTGATTTCGACAAAGCGCAGAAAAACCGCAAGCCAGTGAAAAGCCGCATCTTGGCAGAATTGGAACTGGACGAAATCAAAGAGATGGCATTCAAGATTGGCAAAATCATGAATGCGCGTTTCCAAATTATCTCTTCTAAGTTGGCAAGCATTACGGAAGCTGAACAGGAAAAGGACGAAACGTTCTGCCCTGTTGTTGAGGGCTATCACCAGTTAGCTGCTTTCACTTCCGAATTTGGCGTTAAGCCACCATGCAAATACAAAAAGCAAAATGAGTTGTCTGCTCTGCAAGATATCTCTCGCATGATTAGTGAGAAGTGGTGGCTCGGTCGTTTGGTGAAGGCGCGAAAAATTATGCGTGAGCACCTAGCAATTGCCATGGGGCAAGTATCTTCTAAAGCATCGGCTTATGCGTCTTGGGATTGTGTTCGTGAGCACCAAGAACAGCAAAAGCGCAACTGGGAATACATCAAGCAATGTGAACTCTTCGACGAAGAAAACGAAGAAAAAGCGGATCTTGCAGAAATGGTTCTGAAAAGCGTATCTAACCCAGCCATTCGCCGTCATGAGTTGATGGTGCGTTGTCGCGGTTGTGAAAACATCGGTAACGAGCTAGGTTTACAAGGTTTGTTCCTAACGCTAACCACGCCATCTAAGTACCACAACTCATACAAGAAAGGCGGATTCATTGACCACTGGAACGGCGCAAGCCCACGTGAGGCGCAGTCGTACCTTAACAATGTTTGGCAGCGTATCCGCGCTAAGTTAGGTCGTGAAGAAATCCGTTGGTTTGGCGTTCGTGTTGCCGAGCCTCATCACGATGGCACACCACACTGGCATTTGCTGATCTGGGTTAAACCAGAAGATGTGATGGAAGTGCGCGATATCTTTATTAGCTACGCAACATTAGAAGACCGTGGCGAACTGCACCCGCAATACGAGAAGGAAAAGCAAAAGCCATTTCGTAAGGGTAGTTATGTTGGTCCTATGGATTACCGCCCACGTTGCGATTTTGGTTACATCGACCCAGAGAAAGGTACCGCAACAGGCTACATCGCAAAATACATCTCTAAGAACATCGACGGTTTTGCCATGGACGATGAAGTGTCCGACGAAACAGGCAAATCCGTGAAAGACATGGCGAAGAACGTTAGCGCTTGGAAAAGCCGCTGGGCAATTCGTCAGTTCCAATTCTTTGGTGGTGCTCCGGTTACGACTTACCGCGAGTTGCGCCGCTTCGCAAGCCAAAACAAAAAAGCCTTTATGGAATACGTGTTCATGCAAGAACGCGCTGACCTGTTGGATATGTACTACATGCTGCACCGCTATGTAGTTGGTCCGGTTAAACCTGATCACCTGTTAACCAATAAAGAGTTGGTGGACGTGATCGGCAAAAACTACCAGGCACGAATCCAATCTGATGAAGCATGCATCGTAGATACGATGAAAGCGGCAGACCATGGCAATTGGCAAGGCTACATCATGGGGCAAGGTGGTCCATTCGTTAAGCGCGAAGATTTGCTGATCACAAACTCATATCAAGTTCTTCCTTTTGCGTCTCCTCACGGTGAGGACGTTCGCAAGATAGAGGGTTTCCAGACACCGGAAGCGGTCGTTAAAACTCGCACTAAGGTTTGGACAATTCAAAAGAAATCAAAGGTAGAAGCAGAAGCTGAAGCGATCACCCAAGGGAGCGCAGCGACCGCAATTGGTGCCTCCGGCACCTCTCGGAGTTCTGTCAATAACTGTACGGAGCCCCGAGACGAACAGGTCAGCAATCAGCTATCCCGTTTGTTAGAACCAGAGAGACATATGAACAATAAACCATCGGTTCTCGATGAATCGACGGTGGAGGCGCTGCTAAAAGGCAGCTCAATTCGAGTCGATAGTGAAAGAAGTTTGCAAATCCGCCCTGCGGAGCTGGACGAACACGGCAATATTCGCCCAGCGCAACTGGTTGAAGTGACTCGCACACCTGCGGAAGACCGCAGTTGGATGACTTTCGAAGGTTGGGACAGTGTCTTTGCTCAGCCTGAAAACAAAGAATATCAACAACCGGACTTATCGTTCTTCCCAGAGATGGAAGACGATTGGCCGCTAGCGTAGGAGCTATGACATGTACAAAGAATTAGGCGTAAACCAAGAGCTATCAACGTTTGTTGAAACTGAGCTTGAAAAACGATTGAAGCAAATTGCAAGAAATAGCGAAGCAAACGACTTTGAGATTTTGTTGGCACTCAAAAACGTAGTCTCAAAACAGGAAAATTTAATGGCTGTAAAGACTCAATCAGCCGCACTTTGCAAAGTTTTGAATGGTATGGGTAAGTAAATGAGCAAAAGCAATCTAAGAGTAACGTTCTCTATGGAATATGATGAGGCAAAAGGAATGAAAGAGCTGTTAACTAATGAGCAAGCAAAGGATGCTTTAGATGAAGGTAAAAAATTAAGTCATCCGTACTTCACCAAAGATGAGTGGGTAAAAGGAAGTGGTGGTGAATATGTCTTTGAAGATGGTTGCCGTTGCTCTCCTCATGAGTTCTGGTCATGTCGTGACTTTTTTCCTTCACTATGGACAGTAATAGAGTGATGGTAGATACGAACCAAGCCCACCAATCCGGTGGGCTTTATTCTTTCTGCGTGATGGACTTAATCAACTCAATCAAGGCGTGACGAATTCGATTGGGTACCAGTTGAGTCGCGGAAAGCAGTTCCTGATCGTCAATCGGTCTTTTGTTCAATTCCCCCAAGGCAACATCCACAAACGTGAGTTGGTGGTACCGACACAGTTTGCGCAGTTCTGTCAAATCTGGTGAGCGCTTCCCTTGCTCGATACGCTGATAGGTCGTCAGTTTAATACCAGTTTGAGTTGCAATTTGCGTCTGAGTTTTTCTTTTTCGTAATCGTTCTTTTACAAAAAAGAAAACGATTGGATCTAAACCTTTGAATTCACTTGTCATGCAGATTCCTTCACTAGTCTCCTTTGACTTATAGGAGCGAAACATATGCCAACAATGACGAGTCGTTAACAAAAGCGTCTTCAAATCAAATTTTGATGTTTCATTAATTCTTATTATGCAATGCGATTGTTATTTAGTAGCAGTCGCTTATATAAACATAAATATAGATAACAAAATCGCACATTGAAATTGTGGGATAAAAACCACTGTATTAATATACAGTAGTTCGTCAGTTAGGAGGCTAAATGGCTGTATTACAAAAAATTGGGAAGGATCAGGTTTACGAGCAAAGGGACATCGCCCTATCTGCATTAGAAATCGTGGTCGATGGCGTTGCGAACAGTGAGGCGACAGCACTTACAAGATTTGCAGGGGCATACATTGCGGGCTTGATTATCGCTGATATGAAAGAACCATTGGACGAAGAAAAAGAAAAAGCCATCTTGAGCATTGTCGAGATGGCTTGTGAAGCGGAGAGTACTGCGTTTATGACAAAGTAATTTACGGATACCTGTAATTTAAAGCATCGAAAGTTGCTGTTTAAGGTGTTGTCGCGCTTCTGGCGGCAACGCCTTACATAACTCAAAAGCCATTTGGCTGGTTGTTTTGGCTGATGGGCTTAACGTATGGCTATAAGATAAATTCATCACAAAACTGTGCCCACATTCTGGGTCACTGCAACTGCAATACAAATCTGAATGACTGTTAGATAAACGGTTGGATTTTTGAATACGGCTCTTTTGACCGCACTCTGGGCACAACACTCTCATAGTAAACACCTAGCTTATTGACTGACCTAATAATCATACGCCAATAAGCTGTGTTTTTGTACAGTCTAAAACGAAAGTTTACGCCGCATCTCCAACAGTCAAATCAAACTGCAAGTGAAGATTCGGTGGGATCTCCGGGTCATTGTTCACCGCATCCATAAAGCGCTTACATACCGGAATCACTTCATACTTATCGTACACATTACTCACCTTGATTGGGTCGGGGATGGTACCGCCTGTTTGGGAGAACATGCCACCCATGCCGGTTGGGAAGCGGTGGCCAACAAACACATCCTGCGCGGTGATGTTTTTGATTCGCTCAAACTCATCTTTTGTGGCGATATCACCAACCGGAATCAGTTGAATGCCTTTCTCTTTGCCGTTTGGAATGTTCACAAACATGCTGCGGAAGTTGCCCACGCCCTTAGAGCTCTGGATTTTTTGGCGTAAGGCTTCTTCGTCTTTTTCATCCAGGTTTGGGTCCGTTGCGTAGAAGATGAAACCCATGTGTGCGCCGTTCAGGTAATAACGGCGGCGAAATAGCGTAGCATCGCGGTTTAACAAGCTGCTTTGAATGCTGCCCAAGTAATCGGGTAAACCATACACCTGTTGTTGTGGGTCATACTGAGGAATGAAAACCACATCCTTTGCCTTGAATACTTTTTGCTTGTTATTACCAAGGAGCTGGACAAAATCGCCGTTTCTGCGCTTTCGCATATGTGCCATTGGCAATGGGTGTAAACCAATCACCTTTTTCCAGTGATTTCGCAGTTTAACAAACGCCGCCATCCCTAAACCGAAGTAATCCCACGTTGCGTTATTCATTAAAAACATGGACATCGCCCCACCTTGTGAGAAACGTCCGGCAACATAGTTTGCTCGTGCTTTGAGCAATGAGCCGTGATAGCCATTGGCATTGGCAATATCAGCCAAGCCTTTGAGTGAGATTGGCGTTTCCCAGTAGTCGTCCATATCGTTGTAGACCAACTCACAATAGCGGGTCATCCAACTGTTGGTATCAACAGGTTCGGGAGTCGGGTCGAAACTGTATACCGATTTTGCTTCGGTTGGCGTATCTGCCGTTTCGGTTTGAATCATTTGCTCTGTCATGCTGCTAATTGCCCTTGTTCTGCGGAGAATGACCAACGCGATTTGCGTTTGGTACTGTGATCGAGTGGTTCGTTAATGAGTGCGTGAGACAATGCCCAGAAGTCATCGGCGTGACCAACCAACTCGCTCCGGTCTGCTTTGAACGTCATCATGTTGCCGCTGTTGGTCGATGTGCGTTTGATTGCCATAAATGACATGGCGGTTTCTTTATTGTTTGCGTCAAACTGCAAACGGTTACCGTCAATCACATCAATCATCTTCATCACCAAGCGGTTTTTGTTTTCGTTGGAATAATGAATGGCCACGGTTTCGCGTGGGTGCTTGTTGTGCAGTAGGTCGTAAACACCTGCACCAATGCCTGTGATATCAATTCCAAGGTAAGTCACATTGAAGCGTTTGAAGACTTTGCTGATCTCATTGGATTGATGTTGGAAGCTCAAGCCACGCCAACTGTGTTTTTCCAGTATGCGGAATTTCTCCACGGCAACGATTGGTGGAGCGACGACCATTAACACGGCATTGTCTCGGGTTCGTGATGGGTCATAACCTAGCCATACCTCGCGGTTACCAAATGGTCGTGCTTTCTTGACGTCGTAGTCTTGCCAAATAGAGGCATCCACCATGCACTTTTGAATCTTGTTGAATTCAAAGATGGAGCTGGCACCGTCGACGAAAATACACATGAAGAGGTTGTTGAAGTCGGTTTCACTGTACTCTTCGCGCAGTTCGTCAATATCAAACAAGTCACAACCACCTGCGGCGGCATCTTCAATGGTGACTACGTAACGCCATTGTTTATCGGGACATAAACGACCGCCTTTGCGGTAATCTTCGAATGTCGGGAACTCGATATTCTTGCGTGTGTCTTTACCTTCACGCCATTTGTCACCCGTCCAGAATGGATAAGCGGGGTGCATTTTTGTGGATGGTGTAGAGAAGTAGGTTTTTCGCCACTTCTTATGTGTCGCCATTGCCGATGCAACTTTGTTCAGCTCGTCAAACTTACCAATCCAAAAGTACTCATCGACATAAACGTGACCGTGGTAACTCTGCGCCGTTTTGCCGTTGGTAGAAAGGAAGTGAAGTTCAGCCCCGTTCGATAAGGTGATCGGGTTGCCTTGCAGTTCAAGGTTTAAGAACTCCTTGGCTAGCGAGATGATGTAACGACGAAATACCTCTGCTTGTGCGCGAGAAGCGGATAAGAAGATTTGGTTGTCACCAGTAAGGATGGCGTTTTCTAGCGCTTCACCACTGAAATAGTAAGTAGCACCAACTTGGCGAGATTTAAGAATGTTACGAATACGCTGATGCAGGTTGTTACGCATAACCACCTGGTATTCAAATAAAGAGTCATGCCAAAGCTTGAAACACTCTTCGGTGATCTCGCTGACATCATTCTTTCCTTTCTTCTTCGACTTACCAGAGCTGCTATTGTTGTTTGAATCGTCTTTAGCTTGTTTGGCTTTGTTGCCTTTTTCAGACGGATTGGCGGCAGGTTTTGGTGTTTCAGAGGCGCGGAGTTTCTTAAGTTTGACGTGATGGTCAATCAGCCGATCGAGCATATCCAATTGCGGTTTGCTTGGGTTTTCAATCTCAAGCAAGGTTTGGATACGATTCGCGATAGCTTCATCAATCGTTTGTTCACGCAACATATCACGCCAACCAAACTTATCCGCCCAATAGTAGATGATGCGATCGTTATTGAGGTTCAGTTCGTCGGCGATTTCACGTGGCGTCCATGCCTTCAAATAGAGGGCGCGGGCGGCTTGTCTGATTTCGGGAGAATATGCCATAAGCGAATGATACGCCCCGAAAACACCTTGATTCGCCTACAAAAATTCCTTCCTTTTCCAGTTTTTCAAATATCCGAATTCACCCGAACACAAGTTGCTGAAAGCCTAAAAACTTGGGCGTATTGTTGCGGCATCTAAAGGCAATTTCGCATTAACCAGTAAGAGTGTTACCACATGCCAAAAACCAGTGATTGGGTAGTGGTTGCCACAGAAGGCAACACAGTAGACGGAAGAAAAATTGCCGCATCTTGGATTAAAGATATGGCGGAGCAGTATTCGAAAGAAGAATACACAGCTTTAATTTGGCCGGAACACTACCGCAGTGATTGGACACAATACAAAGGCAAGAACTGGGGCATTGTTGAAGAGCTAAAAGCAGAAGAGAAAGACGGCAAACTTCGCCTGTTCGCCAAGCTGACACCTAACCAATTCTTGCTAGAAGCAAACAAGGAAGGTCAGAAGCTATTCACTTCTATCGAACCAAATCCCGACTACAAGGGCGAGGGGCGTTGTTATCTTGAAGGTCTAGCTGTGACTGACTCCCCAGCCTCTACAGGTACAACGCTACTCAAATTCTCACGCTCTAGTAATGGGCAAGAAACGACTTTGGAATCTGACGCATTAGAAGAGGTCGATTTTTCTCAGTGCTTAACACGTTTCGAGCGTTTCTACTCGTTTTGTAACCACATCTTTAGTTCTGAGCACGAGCCAGAACAATCAGTAACACCTCAACCAGAGGATGAAGAACCAATGGACAAAGAGCAGTTCGCCAAAGTGATGTCGGCAATTGAAGGCATCGACAACAAGCAAAATGAACTTGAAGAGAAGTTCAATACGTTTGGTAAAAATACGCCTGCAGCGCCAGAAGCTGACGAAAACAATCAAAAACCGGAAGGCTTAACGCCGGATCAGTTTTCGACACTAACTGAGCAGCTTGAAGGCATTGCGACTAAGCAAGGTGAGTTGGAAGAGAAGTTCAACAAACTGAGCCAAGAAGCACCAGACCAACGTCCTGATCCTGCGCCTGCGGGTGACGATTACATGCCTGTTTAATCACAGGCGCTTGAAAAAACTAACCAGGAGCATCGCGTAATGTCGCAGATTCTTACTCAATCAGCTCGCGAGAATATGGACCACTTCGCTCAGCAATTAGCGAAAAGCTATGGCGTTACTAGCGTCGAGCAGTTGTTCAACGTCTCGCCACAGCTAGAAACCAAACTCCGTGCAGCGATTTCCGAGTCTGCCGAGTTTCTAAAAATGATCACCGTTACCACCGTTGACCAAATCGAAGGTCAAGTGGTCGATGTGGGTGTGAGCGGTTTGTATACAGGTCGTAAGGCTGGCGGTCGCTTCCAAAAACAAATCGGTCTTGGTGGTCACAAGTTCAAACTTGCAGAAACCGACTCATGTGCAGCTATCACGTGGGCAATGCTATGCCAGTGGGCAAACCAAGGCGGTCGTGATCTGTTTATGAAGCTGGTATCGCAGTTCTCTAACCAAATGTATGCGCTAGACATTATGCGTATTGGTTGGAACGGTGTGTCTGCCGAAGCAACAACTGACCCAGAAGCTAACCCACTAGGCCAAGATGTTAACGAAGGTTGGTATCACTTTGTGAAGAGTCGCAAAGCGGCTCAAATTGTTGACGTTGATGTGTATTTCGATGCAAACGGCGATTACAAAACACTGGATGCGATGGCGTCTGACATCATCAACAACCAGATCCACCCAATGTATCGCAATGACCCTCGCCTAACGGTATTCGTTGGCTCTGGTTTGATTTCTGCTGCGCAATACAAGCTGTATGACGCTGCTGATAAACCAAGTGAGCAAATCGCGGCGCAAAAAGTGGATAAAACCATCGCGGGTCGCCCTGCATACGTTCCACCATTTATGCCAGACAACGCAATGGTTGTGACGATTCCTGCAAACCTACAAGTGCTAACACAGCACGGTACTTCGCAGCGTAAAGCGAAGCACGAAGAAGACCGTAAGCAGTATGAGAACTCATACTGGCGAATGGAAGGTTACGCAGTGGGTGTGTTGGAAGCGTTCGCCGCTTACAACCCAGAAAAAGTCCACATTGGTCCTAAACCTCAGGCGTAGAAGGTAAAGCATGAACTTATCCCCTGCAATGCGCCATAAGTTGGCGATGGCTGAAAAGCAAAACACAGTGGCGCTCGCTGCCACTGTACCAAGCCCAGACAGTTTGCACTTGCGTCTAATCGAGTTCGAGCAAGACAAACTCAAGTTGAAAGACTTCGTTCAGATTTCGGAAAAGGTCAACTACAAGCGTGACGTACTGATCCCGAAATACAAAGAAGTCGCAGAGAAGTACTTGGCGGCAGGGGAAAGTTATCAAAACCCAATTTTCACGGACTTGATTATTTGGTTGTTTGATACCAAAGACCTTGAAACCGCGATTGATTGGCTGTTCAAAGCCATCGAGTTGGACTTACCAACGCCGGAGAACTTCAAACGTTCGAGTTGGGCGGTGGTGTGTGGTGACTTTGTCCTCGAATGGGCAGAAAGCCAACTACCTAATGGACGCTCGATTGAGCCGTACTTCTCTCAAGTGTTCGAGAAAATCGACAAAGAGTGGAAGTTGCCAGAGAAGCTTGAAGCCAAATGGTACAAGTTTGCGGGTTACGGATTGCTGCTTAATGAAAAAGGTGATCCACAACCAAGCCAAATCGGCGATTCAGAGCAATTAGAGAAGGCGAAAAAGCTGCTCGAAATTGCCCATGAAAAGCACGACAAAATTGGTGTTCAAACCAAAATCAAGCAAATTGAGATGCGACTTAACGCACTCGCAGAAGGCAAAAATTTATAGCGTTTGTCTATAGACAGACTCCTACGCCACCGCACCTCGGCTGGCGAGGTTGGAATAACCTGAGTGGTTCATTCTAAACCGTCGACCCAGTGGCTAGAGGTGCCCTAATTCAGAAAGAGCTAAGGAAACGTTATGAGCTTTGGCGGCAAAGTTAACAGTGCACCAAATACCACCATACCAGGTGAAGGTTGGGTGGATTTATCCACCGATGAGTTCCGCAAGCTGCGCCGTATTCCTCATACGTTCGATAACGATTCACTGGCTTATGCGGTGTCCATCGCCGCGCTAAACATCCAAGGTCGATTGGATAGCCTGATCGAAAACGGCGAAATACCGACATTCAGTGGCGCTAAAGCCCTGCTGTACAAGCGAGCGGTTTACGGTCGTGCACACGCTGAGTTGATTAAAGAGTTCGCCACGCAAGACCGCCGCAAAGAAGGCGAAAGCGTGGCAACGGATGAACCGGAACAAGAGGCACGTTTTCTCGCACAAAGCACTCGTGATGTGCGTGAATTACTTGGGCTGAGTTCTAACGGGATTGAATCACTATGAGCGATACCACTTACAACAAAACCAAGCTTGAACACCTAACGGATTACATCGTTAGCCACCTCAATTCAAGCGTACTTGATAACAAGATAGAAGCTTGGCAAGAGAGGGCTGCAATTGTTGTAGATGGTGAAGACCGAGGCAATGGCGGTCACATCGCCGCTTATTGGCGATATGAAGCAATCATCTCGATTGAAGAGTTTCCTCACCGCTTGTTAGACCCTCGAAACGTGTTCGCGTTGCTTGCGTGTTGGCTGGCTGACTATGACAAAGAAAGGGATATTCACGAACTGGATGATCCTGAAATCACAGTAGATGTGATTAACGAAGAAAGCGCAGATGTTCTGATCGAAATCGAAATGATGGAACCCATCGAAATGATTCCTGATGAGCAAGGTTTGATTACTTGGCGCAACCAAAAATATCGAGTTCAAGCTGTGCCAATTGATGTGGCTGAAGAGTACGAGCTGATCAATGAGAATTGAAGTTGTCGGTGAAGATGCAATTAACGCTTCGAAAGCACTTGAAGCGCTGATGCTATCAAAGAAAAAACGCACTTGGATACTCAAAGACTTAGGGCGTTGGGAACGAAGAATGACGAGAAGTCGCCTTCGTCGCCAAAAAGACATCGACAACATCAAATTTGAGCAGCGGAAAAAAGGTGAAGGTGCGGTTCTTACTTCATTTCAAAATGGGATGGAGCCTTATGTTCTAAATGATTCGACCGTGCTTGATTTGACTTGGGACATAAAGAAAAAAGCGAGAAAAGCCAGTGTTCATCAACAAGGTATGACACAGACCGTTACCGCAAGAGAACACATCAAAGAACAGACTAAGCGCCGAGGTGAGCCTGATTACGGTGCGCCTTGCACGAAAAAGCAAGCAATCGCGCTAAGGCGTCTTGGTTATCGAGTGAGGCGTAAAGACGGTAAAGGGTGGAATAAACCGAGTGTTAGAAACCTTGAGAAGCGTCTTACGTTGGGGCAAGCAGGACTCATTATTCGAATGATGAGAACGGGTAAGAGTAAAGGTAAGCAGTCTTGGAAGGTGAAAACTCCTCAGCGTCAAATGTTGGGAACTAAAGCCGTCAAAGTGCGAGAAAAGCTTATCAAAAACATCGAAAAAGCGCGTGTGAAGAAATAACCACGACAGAGGACATAACCAATGGCAACCGGAAAGGTAGAGGTTAACAACCTCAATTTAGGACAAGGCGGCATCCCAGAGATTGAACGCCATGTGCTTTTCATCGGGCGCACTGATAAAGCCGAACTGCAAGGCAAAGTGACCCGCATCAATAACATGACCAACCTTGACGAAGTTGTTGCGGACGATGCACTTGGTCAAAACGTGAAAGCGGCGCAGCTCAACGGTAAGCAAAACTGGACAGGTGCGATTGTTGGCTTAGCGGCTAACGATACTTGGCAAGATGCCGTGGACTTAGCAAACCTGACCGACTCGTTCGAAGGTATTGCCATCTGTGACCCAGTCACCGAAAAAACGCAGTTCACTGATATGCAATCCAAAGCCACAGAGCTGACAAGCAAACTAGGTCGTTGGGTGTTCTTCCTTGCTGCGTGTCCGGGCATTGTTGCAGAAGGTGAAGGCGCGCAAACGTGGGCACAGTATGAAACCGCCATGATCACCTTGGTGAAAGATGTTGCTGCAAACTTGGTGACTCCGGTTCCTCAACTCAACGGTAACAACGTTGGTGTGCTTGCTGGTCGACTTTGTGACCGCAGCGTAACGGTTGCTGATAGCCCAATGCGTGTAGCGACTGGCAGTGTGCTTGATTTGGGGGACATGCCAACGGACAGCGAAGGCAAAGCCCTAGAAATGAGCACCATTGGAACGTTAGCCGAAGCGCGTTACTCACTGCCGCAATGGTATGCCGATCTAGAAGGTGTTTATTGGACAGACGCCACCACGCTAGAAGCGAAAGGCGGCGATTATCAATACCTCGAATACGTTCGCCCAGTTCACAAACTCAACCGTCGTGTGCGCATTAAGGCGATTCGTCGTATCGCTGACCGAATCCTTAACTCGACGCCTGCAAGTATTGAGTTAAACCGCACCTATTTCCGCACGGACATGCGTGAAATGTCCAAAGGTACAGAGATCGCGGGTATCACCTTCCCTGGTGAAATCATGAAGCCACGAGACGAAGACGTCACCATCCAGTGGATGACCAAAACCAAAGTGGTGATCGGTTTGATGGTTCGCCCTCACAACTGCCCGAAACACATTGTCGTCAACATCGCGTTAGACCTAAGCAACGCAGCAGATACGGAGGCGTAATCCATGAGCATGCGTATTTCTGGCAAGAACATGCATTTCTCTTTGGGTGATTACAAGCTCAAAGCAAACAAGGTGACGTTGTCCATCACGGATAACTCAGCGGTAAACAAAACGGGCGGTGTGCCTGATGGCTATGTCGATGGGGATGTAGAAGCCAGTGGTGAAATGGAGCTGACAACGCAGCAGTTCAACCAGTTGAGCAAAGCAGCAAAACAAGCCGGTTCTTGGCGCGGCCTTCCTGACTTTGATGCTCTGTTCTACGGAAAAATTGATAAAGACGAATTGAAGGTGGAAGCGTTCGGCTGTCGCATCAAGATTTCTGACCTGCTTGATATCGACACCAACGGTGGCAGCGCATTGCTTCACAAACTGCCTTTTGACGTGACCAGTCCTGATTTTGTCAACATCAACGGTACTCCTTACCTACGAGAAGACGAAACCGAAGACCTAACGAACTAAGCAGGGGGAACGATGGCAGATGTTATCGACCATGCCTGCGGTCTTGAAGCCAAATTCACTGAAATGGCGCTTGCCAACCAATTGGCAGGGGCGAAGCGAATTGAACAACGGGAAAGCGCACATGAATGCGGCGAATGTGGCGACCCAATCCCAGAAGAACGCCGCCAAAAAGTACCAGGTTGCAAGTACTGCACCCAGTGTCAAAGCGAATTGGAGCGAATGAAACGATGAACTTAGCGAAGCTCTTTATTGAGCACATCATCAAACCAGTCCTTGACCATCTGGATATGGCATCCGGTGGTAAAGGCAAACTCAACACTCAAGCAGCAATCAATCTGATCCTGATGATTATTGCTCACGAGTCTGGAAAGTTTACTTACTCAAAACAAGTCCGTGGTCCTGCGTTAGGTTTCACCCAAATGGAGCCAGCAACGTTCAATTGGCTTATTGAGTGGCTCGGAAAAGGTCGACCGCATTTGCTTGATGCATTGGAGATGTTTGCACCAATTGGCGGTTTAGATGCGCGTTACATGGTGATCTCACCTCAGTTTGCGGTAGCGGCGGCGCGGCTTAACTTGATTCGCTTCCCAGAAGCGCTACCCGATGCCGATGACCTAGAAGGTTTAGCGCGGTACGCGAAGAAGTACTGGAACACAAGTGCAGGTAAAGCAACGGAACAAGATTACCTGTTGGCATATCAATCCTTGATCGGAGAAGCAGCATGAGTTTCTTAACCGGAATCGTAGGCAAGACACTGTTTGAAGTATTGAAAGGTCTGTTCTTCCAAATCAGTTGGACAATCATCCTTGAACGCTTCGCAACTCGCCTTGTGGTGTGGGGCTTGGAAACCTTGAAAGGTCTAAGCACGAACGATGTTCTTCAAGACACGGTTGACGACATCATCGCGGCGCTACAAGGCAAGCGCTTGAAAGAAATCCCTCAGAAGGAATAGCAATGGATTCATCATGGGTATCGGCGATTGTGGCAACCGTTGCACTGTTTATCGCCATCATCAATGTGGTTTTCGGCAGAACGGATAAAGGGCAAAGCACCTCACAAGACCATGACCGTCGTATCCATGCCAATGAGCTAGCCACTGAGCGACTACGTGGCGATGTCGCAGAAAAGTACGCCACAAAGCACGAACTACGCGAAGCCGTAGACGACATTAAAGAATCTATGGATGGTCGATTCGACCGTCTAGAAGCCAAGTTAGATAAAAAAGAGCGAGAAGCAGCATGAAAACAATCGTTTTAACCATCGGTGATGATCTAGAACTTAACTTTGCACCAACAGAAGCGGAATACAGCGACTACATGAGCGAAGTTGCTAAAGGCGAAATCGTTAATTCTGCCCACAACTTCCTGATGAATACGGTAACGGACGAAAGCAAAGACGACTTCCGTGACCTAACCAAAGGTAACCCAGGTGCAGCACTTCAAATCGTTGGTGAAGTTCTGAAGGAATACACGCCGAAGCTGCAAATTAAAGTAAAAAAATAGACGCCCTTGTTCGGGCTATGGATTCCAACGAGCTCGAACAAATGCTTGCTTGGCGGCGCAAGTGGTTGCCAAGCGAGACAGACAGCGAAGAGAACCTAGCAAGGGCGATTTGGTTAGAACAGCAGTATTGGAAAGGCATGCAAATCGCCACAGCAAATGGCGTAGCAAGAGCATTTAGCGGTTAGCTTTATTGGGCAAAAGGAAACATCAATGCTACCAGAAGCACTCAGATTCACAGTTGGACTTGTTGACCAGATTTCTAAACCTCTGGGCAACATTCAACGCAACTTGACCGATGTGGCTAACACGTATCGTGATGGCACTCATACGATGGTTGCAGGTGCGGCAGGGGTAGCGGGTGCAGGTTTTGCCCTACAAAGTGCATTGATGCCAGCCATTGAAATGGACCGCGCACTTGGTGAGGTGAAATCACTCGGTGTGGCTGATGATGCATTAAAGGCAATTGCTAAAACTGCTCTAAATTTCAGTGCTGAATATGGTCAAAGTGCTATTGAGGTGATCCGCCATTCAGAGGGCATCAAGAACGCCATGGGCGAAATGCCTGCCGATGTGATGGCAAGCGTAACTCGTTCCAGTGCAACACTGGCGGTCGCCATGAAATCCGATGCGGAAACCACAACCCGATTCCTCAAAAACCTTTACGGCAACTACAAAACCCAAGCAGATGCGATGGGGGTTGATGTTTGGGCTCAGAAAATGGTTGGCATGACGGCGACAGCAAAGCAACTTTATGGCGTCGAAATGGATGCCATAGAAGGCATGGTCGATGGAATGCACTCGCTTAGCTCCACTCTTGGGGTAAGTGTGGAAGAACAGTTCGCCGTGTTCAGTATGCTCAAGGGGCAAATGTCTGATGGTGATGCGGTCACTCAATTCACTAACTTTGCTGAAAATGCAGTAGCAGCGCAAGAAAAACTGGGTGTTTCTTTAGTAGGAACAAACGGACAACTGCTACCAATGCAACAAATTTTGGAAAACCTTTCTCCATTGTTAGAAGGGCTTTCTGGCACAGAAGCAAGAACTTTACTTGATGAAGCGGGATTGGGCGACGGTGCGTTGATGTTAACCAATCTGGTTCGCCAAGCTGGAGAGTTTGGTGACCGCTTAGATACTTTCAAAAATGTGTCTGGCATGAAAGTCGCCACAGATATGGCGTCAGATATGACCGACCAATGGCAACGGATGGAGCAAGGAATGTTTGCTATTCGTGCCGCAATTGGTAGTGCGTTATTACCATCGCTAGTGCCGTTGCTCTCTTCTCTTGCTGATGGTGCTCAAGAAATCGTTGAGTGGACTCAATTGTTCCCGAATATCACAAAGATGATCGGTTACGCAGGGTTGATGCTGCTTAGCTTCGTAGCTATCAATGGTTTGGTGACTATGGCAGTAGGTATAGCAAAACAGGCGATGGCATCTTACGCGATAGTTACTAAGGGTTACGGCTTAGCGGTCGCGGGCGTGAACAGCATTTTGAAAGCGTTCAAAGTGGCAATGTTGGCCGCAAACATCGCAATGATGGCGAACCCAATCGGTTTAGTGGTTGGTGCCGTTGTCGCAGCCATCGCCGCAGTGGGCGCACTGATTTACTACTGGGATGATCTGAAAGCATCGTTCGGCGACACAACATGGTTCCAAATCATAGAAAGTGCGCTTGCTCTTATCATGCTGCCATTCCAAACCCTATTCCAGTTCCTGAAAGCTGGTTGGCAATGGGTAATGAGCGGTTTTACCGACACGAGCGGTTTTGCCTTCATCGGTGACATGGCGAACTCAATGAAAGACATGTTTGCAGGTGTGTTCAATTGGATTACCGAAAGTCTTGCGGGTATTTGGGAGTCCGTAAAAGGGCTTGTTGATTGGATACCAGGTCTTGGCAGTGACGAAGACCTACAAGTGAAATCATCATCAATGAATAACGCTTCGCCACGTCTTCAAGTTCAACCAGGTGGCGCGGCGAAGAACATCGCCAATTACCAGACGAGCTCAACCAACTACGGCGGTGTGTCGATTTATCCAACGTACATGAGTAGCCCACAAGACATGGCTACTGAATTAGAGATGGCGGCAGGCTAATGGCGGAATACAAGTACCAAGATATTTTGATTGAGAACGGTGACGTGGTGCTCGATGCAGGTCGAAACCCTATTTTGATTCAAGACCGAGCTGTGATCGCCCAAGACATCAAACACGCCATTATTGAGAGCAACTTGGCGGTGGATTTAATCGCTGAGCGAAGCCCATCAAAGAAAGCAGATATTCGCACCAAGTTGGAATTGCTCGTTGAAGAGGACGTTCGACTGGTACCAGGTACCGTGCGTTTGGAAGAACCAACCGAAGGCACGATTTACGTGTTCGCAACCACCATTGATTTTGGTGACATGCAATTTGAAATAGTGAACAACGGAGAGCGTTAATGACTGATATTCCAAAACCAGATTATTCCGAACTGGTGAAGCAATCCGGCATTCCAACTGATAAAGACGGCTGGAAGAAAGTGCTAAAGGAAGAGATGAACAAAGAAGAATGCATCATTTCTAACGACTCGCCGTTCTCTCCTTTCTGGCGTCTCATGGAATCGTCTGTGGTTAGCGTGACTTTATGGCTGATTAACACTCTGTTGGTTGGCTATGTTTTACCAAACATGTTTGTTGCAACGGCGGTTGACCAATGGCTAGACCTGTTGGCATGGCAGTGCAAACTCACTCGCAAAGGTGCGACAAAAGCCAAAGGCATGATCGCATTTCAGCGTTCGGCATCGAAAGGTCCTGCTCTGGTTATCCCCAAAGATACTTGGATTCAGACCGAACCAATTAACGGCACCATCTACCGTGTGAAAGTGCTTGCTGATACCACGATGCCAGAAAACGAAACCATGGTGATGGCAGAGGTGGAAGCCGAAAACGAAGGCGCAGGCTACAACCTAGGCGAAGGTTACTACCACATTTTACCAACGGCGATACCGGGTATTGGTGCGGTGACCAACCCTGCAGAATGGTTGAACGAGGCGGGTTCGGATAAAGAAAGCAATGATGAACTTCGTTTACGTGTTCGTAACCAATGGAGCGCGGTTGCACGATGGCATATTGATGCGGCTTACCGTTCGCTACTTACCAGTCGCGCAGGTATCAACGACGACAACGTGTATTTTGAGCATAACGCCCCGCGTGGTCCAGGTACCGCCAATGCGTTAATTCTTCTCGATACGGGTGAGCCTTCATCCGACATGCTTGCCGATTTGAATGAGTACATTCGCATTGAAGGGCAACACGGTCACGGTGATGATCTGCAAGTTTTAGCGATGCCGGAAACCACTCACGATATTACTTGCCGAGTTTGGCCGCAACGCTCTTTGACGATGGAAGACCGAGAAGCGTTACGAGTGAAGGTGGAGCAATTCATCGGTGCTGCATTCCGACAAAACACGGACTATTCACCAACGGTGACCAATCCAGTGCTTCGATTCAGTTTCTCTCGCTTAGGACAAGAGCTACACGCCCAGTTCTCAGAGATTGAATCACTCGAATTTGATAACGCTGACATCATCAACAATCTGACCGTGCCGCGCATTAATACGTTGGAGGTGTCGATTGAACATTCCTGAGATAAAGCTGCGTTACTGGATGGGTAGAGGCGAGCTAGCAAAGTTCGCCCGAGCTATGCGCAACTATTGGGGACATGTAAAGGCGGCATTCGAAATGCCATTGCAACAGCATGACCCACTCACCGCACCAATGGCACTAGTGAATATCCTTGCTTGGCAACGTGAGATTGAACGACTAGGGCAAGAGCCGGAAGAGTTATTTCGAATCCGCGTGGCGCATGCCTACGGCTTTGCACGTGATGCGGGTTCGATTGCAGGTTGGGAAGACATGTTCGCCAAGTTGGGTTATCCGCATATTACCCAAGATGAACGACTGGATAAGGTGGATTGGGATGTAATCAGTTTAAAAATCAAAGACGGTGATTTAACCAACGTTCCCAAGCTGATAGATACAGTGATCAGGCAATACGGCAGAACATGTCGAAGATATCAATATACAACCTATTCAGATGCGCACATAAGTGTAAATAGCCTAAGCGTTAATGCGAGTTACTCGACATCGAAAGTGTCAGAGAAGTTGAATGTTAGCATGATGCCTCAAGCACTTAGTATCAGCAGTGAATATTATCAAGCTAATGTGAGAGGGTGAGAACCGATGATAAATAGCACAAACAAATCAATTTTAACGAATGCTGGTAAGGCGCTATTAGCGAAGCTTAATGCAGATGAACAACCATTAGTTATCGACCAAATGGTATTTGCAAACATCCCAAATATTCCAGACTACCCTCAACCGGAGGACGGTTTACCTTCGGAGTATATTGTGCATGAAGAGCCAATCGAACAACGTGGTCGCTTATCAGAGAACGCCGTAATTTATAGTTCAACGTTGCGTAGTAGCGTAGGGCCATTTGAATTTAACTGGACAGGCGCATATTGCTCAGAACACCAAACATTAGTGACAATAGATCATCACTCTCTAACACCAAAAACAGTGGATGAATCAGGAGTAGCAGGCAACACGTTGGTTCGCTCTTTAGTTCTTGAATACAAGGACGTTGCAGCTATCACTAACATCACGGTAGAGCCGGAAAGTTGGCAATACAATGCAAGTCAGCGCCTTTCAAAAATGGACCTTGATGTTGCTCAAAGTCTAATGGACCAAAACGGTACAAGTTGGTTTATTGAAAATGGATTTTTAGTTGCGAATGTTGGTGCTGGGAAGTTTGAGGTCAAGAGTGGAGTTGGCTATGTGAATGGGTTTCGCGTCAACCTTGATTACGATAGAAGCCTCGCGACAAGTCTTACTGACGCAAATGTATACATCGATTGTTTTCGTGATGGCAGTGCAACTGGGGAGCAGTTCACGGAATATAGTTTTGTAATTACAGAAAGCAACCTAAAAGACTACGTTGATGCGCAAAAACGTCAGCACTATGTTTGCAAGCTTGCCGAAATTAAAAGCGCAATTGGTACTGTAGATTTGCGACCTAAATCTAATCTGGAAGTGGGAACAGGTGATTTTTATGCAGTTGAAGGGGTGCACGTGGATAAAGCACACGGTGTATCTCTTGATTTGTCAGTTGACAACAGAGACGCGATTTTTGCACTTAAGCAAAGGTTGTATGTGCCTGTAGGCGTGAAAATTCGTTGTAATTTTTTACCAGATGATGATGTACGACAAATCTATGGTGAAGGAGAGGTTCTTACTCGTGATGTATGGGGAAATGAGCATAAGTTTGATTTGTTCAGTGCAACACATGGCCCACGATTTACTCCGAGTAATCGTCTCAATATGGGTATGCGCCTTGGAACAAACATTACAGTTGGTGTGATTGGTGATTCTATCACCGATGGTGCTGACGCATCGGGTTGGAGTGCGAATCCAATTGATAGTAGCGGAAATTTAAGCTCATCAAATTATAATCACAACGACAATGGCGGCGCAGGTTCATGGTTTCGAATTTTCATCGACAACTTGAATACGATTAGTGCCCAAAATGCCGTACTGGGATTTAACGCATCTTCATCAGGTAAAAAGCTGTTCGACGGTTGGTCTTATCGAAACTTTGATTATGGTTTTTTCCAAAATCAAGCTTATCAGAATCGAGCTCCGGACGTGCTTCTTGTGGCTATGGGTGTGAATGATAACGGCATGATTGCTGGAAATGATGATTTTGACGATTACTGGGAACAGTTCGATAAATTAATTCGTAAAGCATGGGGATATGGCACAACCGTTGGATTTGTGAGTATCACTAACACCATAAAGTCATGGAGTTACTTGGAAGGCGCGATCAAGAGAAGCCTTGAGCGACAATACCGCACCGTCGAGTTTTTTGACTTAGCGAAGTATTTAGAAAAGTTTAGAACAAGTGGGTTTGAAACATCGTTTGACCTTTGGTACGACGTTAGCAATGTCTACGACATTACTCATCCTAATGATGCAGGTCATCGTTTCCTTGGTGGTGCCATGACTAAAGAAGTGTTAGGCAGTCAAATTGCTACCGTTAAAGATGGGGTAAATATCATTCCTCAGACTAACAACGATAGTCTAGTTCGCGGGTATCCGTCAGGTAATGATTACGATCCGGTTTTGGAAAATGTCAGCGGTGGTTATTTGGATGAATTCAGAGGTCTATCCTATGTTGCCTCAAACGAAAATGTGTCTTGTTGGTATTTCTTGTGGTGTGAAGATAATGACCTGTCGTTAGTTTGTATGGAGCCAAAAGCGAACACATACAATGGGAATGGTAGAGCTCACTCAATTAAAATGATGCTAAATGATTTTCAAAGTGAAGAAACCACTTATACCGTAGCCTCTACTGGATTGAACAGTATTTCAGGTTATATGACGACGAAAATATCTAAGCTTGGTTATGGCCTAAACCTGATACGTGTTATTTATGATGGACAGCCAGTGAAAGTTTACCTTCCGATTATGATGATAAGAAAAAATGAGTCTTTGGCCGTAATACCAATGAGCCGTCGTCGTTTCGCAGACGCGGTGAAACCGATTTCTCTATTTGGTGGTCAGCGTAATTTTTTAAATCATCGCTTCCAACCTACAGACGCGAGAGATGAGATGCCAGACGCTGTTGACGGGAAAACGTACCCAATAGCAGGTTATGTGAAAGTTCAAACTCCAAATGGTTGTGGGGTGGCAGTGTTTGCTAAAGAACGGGCAAATGAAGGATTGAAAGTTATTAGAAAGGATGCTGGTGCGGTTACCTTGAAGTATTTTGATGGGACACATATTGAAGATATTTCGATAAACGTCAGTAACGACTGGGCGGTAACGTGGACCGCTCAGACAGGTAAGCGAGGTGAGGTAACTATCGTTGGTACAGATGGAACTAGTGCGACACGAACAATCGATAACTTATCAGGTGGCGCATGCTTATTCGTGAATGAGTTAAGCACACAAGGAACCTGTATTGTGTTCGGCGGTGCCATGCAAATTGATTAACGGGTAGGTGTGTATGTTGTCTTTAAACGGTACTCAAATCTCCCTAAAGAACCTACGCATTAGCGTTCGCCAACAGCTAGCCGGACAAGATATGTCCGGTCAGTCCTCGGCGACTGACCAAGCGGAAACAGGCAACAAGGGCAAAGTGTTAGCGGTGAGTGGCATCATCCCTTTCAGTAAACCTGAGATCCTGAGCAACCTTTTCAATATGGCAGGAGAGCAGCAAGAAAGCGCCCGCCAAATCTACCGCATTAGTAACAAAACCGCATCGACACTAAAAGTTCGTGAGGTCAAGTTTCAAGGAACTATTCGTGCTGATGAGCAAGATTCTCACAGGCAATGGAGCGTTGCGTTTGAGTTGGTTGAGCATCTTTCGGTACCGGAACGAGTTGAACAACGTCAACAAGATCAACCAGCAACACAGCAGCAAGTCCAAGGGGTATCCACTCCGGTTGAAGCTGGACAGAGTGAAGATGTACCACCGAACACAAGCATTGAGTTAACAGGTGTAATGAAAGTGCTCAAGTCCATTGATGATGCTTTGGCTTAAAGGTGACTCATGACGGTAAACAACAAATTCACGTGTCGTGCTTATCTGGGGAGCCAAAAGGTAAAGACGAAAGACCATCGTGTTCTTTTTGATGTGAACACACCTGCTCGTTGCTCCATTAAGGTGGAAGGTTCACCGAAAGTGAACACTATCGTTGCAGTCGATATCGGCTGGGGTGACAGCATATCACGTGTTTTTCTAGGGTATGTTGAGAGAGTTCAACCTGCTGAAAAAGGATGGTCAGAATTGTTTTGCCGCGAACTAGCGGCATTACTTTTCAAGCCACTCGATGTCACGCTCAGACACCCAACCCTAATGCAATTGCTCAGTGATGTGACCAATAAAACTGGGTTGCAGTTCGTGGTGCCAGAAGCAGCCTACAGCAAAACGTCAATCCCTTGCTTTTACAGTGACGGTAATGGTTACCGTGTCATGGATGAATTGGCGCAAGCTTTTAGCATTGATGACTTGTTTTGGCAGCAACAAGGTAATGGTCAGATTTACGTGGGAAGTTGGAAGGATTCATATTGGGCTGATAAGCCGGTTAACATCCCAGATAATTTAATGACCAACCGAACAGCGTCAAAATCAGTGAAAGTCCCTGCCATTCCAAAACTAAGGCCCGGTGCGATAGTCAATGGTCATCGTTTAGTTGGCGTTGATTTTCAAGGAACAGAGGTAAAACTAACATGGATGTAAAAGCGATTCAGCGCATCATTTTTCGTTTGTTCCCAGAACTAACCGGACGATGGCATTTGCCACGCTGGGGAAAGGTGGTCGCATTACCAGAGCTGCCAGAAGAGGGAGACATCTCCGATCGCTTTTATCCTCACTACGCAGTGGATGTTCAGTTGTTAGATGAAAGGGGTGTGGAGTTCAAGAACAAAGCACCACTTCAAGCAGTACCATTACCAATACCAGGTGTTGGTGAATACGCAGGAAGACTGGAACCACCTGCAATCGGCAGTATCGTAGAAATTGGGTTCATGTTCGGACAGCCAGACAAACCTTTTATCCGTTGTGTTCTTCCGCTTGGGTTCAAGTTGCCTGGTATCAAAGAAGGTGAAAGCCGATACCAACAACGCCAAGGCGTTTATCAGTTAGTCGATAAAGAAGGCAACTTTGAACGTAAGACCGACAAAGACGACATCATCGAATGCTTGAATAAACGGGTGCAAGTATTGGAAGACCAGATTGTTAAAATCAACAATAACCACACGGAAGTCGTTAAAAACCTAAAGTCCACGAACGCAAAGAAAATCATTGAAGAGGCTGATCTCATCACCATGAACGGCGGCACGGGTGTTTGCACTGGACAAACCATTTGCCCGTTCTCTGGCAAGAATCACGTGGATGTATCTAAAACAGTTAAGGCAGGTAAGTAATATGGCAATGAGTAAAAAGTCACTCAAACAAAAGTTAGCAAGTGAATTGGAAGCACAAGGCTTCGTTCTTACTGGTGAATTCGCAATGGCAGGCAAGATGGCTGAGGCGATTGCCAATGCTGTGTATGATGAAATCACACAGAATGCCAAAGCAGATGTAACAAGTGGTAGTTCAAAAGGACAGTATTCAATCATCTAGACAGCATTCTAACCACGCCAAAGCGCCCACAACGGGCGCTTTTCTTTTTGTCTGAACATCGAGCGCAATCCCAAACACCGAACGTCTGAGTGGCAACCAGAAACGCTGAGCCACGTAAACGAACCTTTCGGTGACGTAATCCGCACTCATCCTCCCCACCTGCGACGTTTTCGGATCGCGTTTTTTGCAGTTTCTAAATGTCGAAATTAAGGCACCAGAGAAAAGCACAGTCTACACGCTAAAGCCTTAGCAATAGCGGGCTTCGAGAAAATAAAAGACCTCTGAGAATCGCTTCTAGAGCGCTTTTAAAAATTTCAAAATTTGAAAAAAATTTCAGAGAATTGAGATTTAGACGATCAGAAAAGATCTCTCATTTACATGTAAGTGATTGAAATATATGTGTTTCGTATAGATTCCGTGATGGTTTGTGATGATCTGTTGTTGAAATTGAAGATCAGAAAGAAAGGCGAAGAAGCCTTTTGCCATAAGGCGTGAAAGAGTTTTTTGAAGATAAAACAGTTTTTCAATTTTCTAGACAGTATAATTTGACGAAAAGACAGCAAATCAGTCAAAACTAACGCAAAAAATCCCCGTTTTCGTGGAGGTTGCATGGGAAGAACTAAGGCTCATAAATACATACCAGTACAGGCGGAGTTGGTGGAGTTCATCTGTCCAAGCTGTGAGCAAGGCGTTTTGCGCGTCGATAATGGCAAGCAACCGCGGCAAACATGGCATCATAAATGTTCGCATTGTGATTATGAGGCAGAGCTGGCAAGACCGTTCCCAACGATAAAGTACAAGGGCGAAGATTTCGTGTTGGACAAACATGTACCAAGACCTGATCCTTTGCCGGATAGCTCCTAAACTTTAGGAAACTTCAAAGCAAACAAAATAAAATATGTCGCCACTTAATCGCCACTATTAAAGATTGTTTGATTTAACTAATTGATTTTATAGGTATAAAAATTAAAGTGGATATAAAGCTTTA